GTCGAACTCAAAGACCACAGCCAAGAAGGCGAAGCAGCAACACTACGGGCCTACCAGCGGCACCATGTCGAAACCCGCCGATGGTCCGACATTGCGTACTCGTTCGCTGTCGGTGTCGAATCGGGTCGGGTGTACGAGCTGCGAGGCTGGGACAACCGTGGCGGGGCAACCCGCAACCACAACAAAGACTCGTATGCGATCTGTCTGATTGGTGACACCACCAAGCAGCAGATTTCGCAGGCCGCTATCGACGCGATTCGTGAACTGATCGCCCACGGGATTTCAAGCAACAAGATCACCCCCGGGTTCCAGATCCACGGCCACCGTGATGTGAAGTCCACGAACTGCCCCGGCGAATCCGCCTACGCGGTTCTTTCCCAAATGCACCCGGGCCAGGGTGAATCTCCTGACGAACCGGCAGCNATCCCGGTGTTGAAACCGCCGCCTTATGTGAAGGCGTTGCGGTTGCGTCGCCCCCGGATGCGCGGCTACGCAGTCAAATGGGTTCAAGCTGCTGTTGGCGCNNNGCCGNTAGATGGCATCTTTGGCCCCGGGACGAAGAAGAAGGTGGTTGCTTGGCAGCGTGCCAACGGGCTTGTCGCAGACGGCATTGTTGGTCGCAGAACGTGGAAGCAGATGTTCGGGTAATGGGTGCCGAATGGGTCGGGGCATTCGGCGTTGTTGCGGCAGCGTTGGTGACCGGCTTGTTCGGCGTCGTTTTGAATCGGCTCCGCTCAGAGAACACTGAACAGCACAACATGGTCACCCACGGTTTGACCCGGCTCGAGGGCAAGGTCGACACTGTTCAGAACGATGTGACCGGGTTGACCGTATGGACCCGTGTCCATGAGGAGCATCACAAACTGATCGAGAAGAAGGGTTGAGTTGTCAGCACTCGACTATCAAAGTGACAGAGACTATCGGCAAGCGTCGACCACCTACCAGGGGTCACAGACGGTTGCCGTGTCTGCCGCGCTTGTGGCCGGGGTGGCGGGGGTCGGGGCACCCGTCGTTTCCGGGTCGGCCCTTGCGGCCCCAGCCGTTCTCTCCTCCGCGGCTGGGATCCCAGCGCCGACTATTTCCGGGGGCGCAATCGCTGCCCCGGCCACGCTTGTTGCTACTGCCGCGGTCTTGTCGCCAACAGTTGCCGGTGCTGCCGTTGTCAGCGGCAGTGTGGTTGCTGGCGTCGGGGCCGTCGGTGATGCCACCGTTGCATCGACCGTTGCGGTCGCGGCAGGTACTGTCGCGGGGGTGGCGGCGGTTCCGTCTGTGGCCGCTCGTAGCGTTGTTGATGTCGCTGCTGGCGTTGTCGCTGGCGTGGCTGCGTCACCAGCTCCGACGGTTAGTCAAACAGCCGATGTTCTAGTGGATCCGGTGACGACTACTTCTGATGTTGGTGTGTTGCGACTTGGCCGGCATGTAGTCACCAACACGACTCCTGGTGGCAACAGGCTCGCTGAGGGGGAGGCATGGTTCAACCCGTTGTCGGCGGAGAATCGTCTTGCCCGTTTCTACACACCCCGTGATCGTGGGGTCAACGTGTGGATCGTGTCCGATGCGACTGTCACTACCGACTACCCGGCTGATGCAACTACTATTACGAGGACAATCCACGGCGGGCACGACAGCCCTGACTTGACGGATGCGGAATCCGACCTGTTGGTTGCCGCCGGGTACGATATGGAAGTAGGAGAGAGGATCGCGGCATGACCGAGAAGAAAGAGTTGACATTCGGGGAGAAGGCCCGGTCTGTGTCATTCCAGCCGAAGGGCAACCGGCCTCGTCAGGTGGAACGCTCCCTCGAGCGGGACAGGGAGGCGTACAAGCGCCTCAAAGACGACGGGCTTCAGCCGGGGAATGTGCTGGGTGCCGCCGATCTCGAGGTTCGGGCAGCCGAAAAGTTCGAGGTGGAAACGGGGCAGATCATCACCGACGACGCAACCAGGAAGGAAGCGGTAGAGATCGTGGGTGACTCGTCGTGACTGCACAGGTATGGATTGACAAGACCCGGGATTTGCTTCTCGGCGGCACTGTCGAACCACTCAACCGGCTCAATGGCGACATCCTTGTGGGTGCGGCACAGTTGACTGTCGAGTTCGACACTGGCCCGATTGTGACCGGGTCGGTTATCGAGATCGGAACCGAACTCATGTACGTCACGGCCGTTGCCGGAACAACGGTGTCGGTGATGCGCGGCTACGGCGGTTCCACCGCAGCGGCACACACCTCCACGGACATCATCCGCTCCAACCCGCAGTACCCGGGGCACATGATCCTCGACGCCGTCAACGACGACCTCAACGACCTGTCCAGCCCACGCAACGGTCTATACCAGATGCAGACCACGACGTTCACCTACAACTCCACCAAGGACGGATACAACCTTGCTGTGGATGCGTTGGCGGTGCGTCGCGTCACCTGGGTTCACACCTCGTCGGACTTGTCTGAGCCAGAGGTGCGACGCTTCACGGTGAAACGCAACCGGGACACCTCGGCGTTTGCGTCGGGGGTGGCGCTTGTGTTGCAGGATCTTCCCGAGGCGGGCCAAACGGTTCGGGTGGAGTACACGACTGGGTTCACGGCGTTGACGGATTCGTCTACGGCATTGTCTGCGGTGGGCCTCCATGCTGAAGCTTACGATTTGCCACCTATGGGGGCGGCGCTTGCCATTATGAGTTTCCGTCCGATTGCCCGCGAGTCGATTACCCAGCAGCCTCCTGTTCGTCGGGCGGAGGAAGTACCCCCCGGGGCTATCTCGGCGTCGATGAGGGATCTCAGGTTCCGCCGGCAGGAACGCATCCAATCCGAAGCAGCTCGTCTTGCACAGATGTATCCCACGACATGGCATCGAAGCGGCCGATAGCCGGTCATGGTCGCTGGCGGATTCGACGTTGCGGTTGACGGGCGCAAGTACCTGGTTGATACGGCCGGGTATCGGCGTAGGACTATCCCCGCGCAGCGTGAGCAGCGCGACACATCAACCGATGTGGGCGAACACACCCTTTCGTCGGCAGGCCAGTGGATTCGTTCGCAAACCGATTGGTCGTATGGAAGTGGGCAACGCCACTACGACATAGCAGACGCTGACCGTCGCCGGTTCGATACGTCGGCAAACGTGGACGTATTCACCGAGGGTCAGATCAGCCTGTGCAAGGCAATCGAGCAGAAGGCCACCGGGTCAAACTCGAACCTGTACGCCCGCGTCGTCGCCGGCACAGTCTTCTATTTTTCTGACGGGACGGACCTGAAATACGGTGACCCGGATGTGGACGCTGGTTCGTACTCCCCGGCTGCGACGCCGATGGGTGGCACCATCCAGGACTGGACATCCGACGGGGCTTCCGTCTACGCCACCATCGGTTCGGCGGTGAAGAAGGCCACCGTGTCTAACGTGACGACAGCGTCCACGGTTGGATCGTTTGCCGGCGATGTCATCGAGTTCGCCAACGGCAGGTTGCTGTCCGCTGACGGTGGCCGCATCGTGGAACTCAACAGCTCGGGGACGGTACTCACATTCGACAAGACCCTCACCGGCACCTGCAAAGTTATCAAGGGTGGACCGACCGCTATCTACGCCGGATACAACGACAACGGGCAAGGCATCCTTTACGGCATCAGCGTGTCCGCCACCGACGGGGCGTTGACTTACCCGGTGCCAGCGGCGGTTCTTCCCGTGGGGGAAACCTTCACCGGGCCTTTCAGCATCGACGTATTCGGTGAGGTCATGGTCGTTGGCACAAGCGCAGGTGTCCGCTTCGGCGTCATCAGCGGCCAAGACCAGTTCAGTGTGTCCCTCGGCCCGGTCATTGACGACGGCGGCGCAGCGTATGGGGTACGCATCGTAGGCAGATACGCCTACTGGGGGACCACGAACGGCAACACTTGGAAGGCGGACCTCGTCAAGTTCGTTGACACACTCGTCCCGGCCTACTCCAAGTTCCTGGCGTTTGACTCCGGGTCATACGGCAACGTCCAGTCGCTCGAGGTGTTCGATTCGAAACTGTTCTTCACCGACTCGTCGGGCGAACTGTACGGGGAGGATGCAAGCGGCGATCTTGCAGCCACCGGGGAAGTCACTGTTGGACTCGTCAGCTTCGGCACAGTCGCCAAGAAGGTTTTGCGAGCCACCTCTGGCCGGTTCACCGCTGCACAAAACACGTTGGCTTCTCCAACGGACTACACGACTGCCCGCGACTACCAAGATGCCCTCGACTACCGCGGCGTCACACAGGGTGTCACGGGTGCTGTAACCATTACCGTGACCGACGATACGAACGCATCGGTTGCGTTGGCGGTCGCCGCAGCGCAGGCCGAAACGGCTTACACCGGGGCAACAACCGCCGAAGTGTACGAAGTCAAACTCACGCTGACCAGAGATGCAAGCGACACAACCACCGGGCCGATACTTGAACGCTGGTCCCTTCACGCCCGCCCGCAACCGCAACGCATCGAAGAGATCATCGCCCCCTTGGTCCTCCAAGGCATGGTCACAACCTCTGGCGGTGCCGGTGCTGCCGCGTACTACGACACGCTCGATGAGTACAATGCTTTGAGAACCTTGGTGGTTTCCGCAGCGGAAGTCACCTACGAGGAAGGCACCGGCCGCACAGACACGGTCACTGTCGAAGACCTTGAACTGCAACCCCTGCGGTTCTCGGATGACAACAGTTGGTGGGAGGGTACATGCCTGGTGAGGATGTTGACGAGCCCGCAGGGCTAGAAGACTTCGTCCAGTGGGACGCAGCAGGTAGGGGGCGACCCCGCCGTTGGGTCGACCAGTTGGACGCCCATGTCGTTGAACAGATCATGGAATCGCAGGCGCCTCCTTCGGTTGTTGTCCGCTGGTTGAAGTCCCTCGGGTACGAGGATGCAACGGTTGCGAAGGTGAAGGCTTTGACCTCTACCCGGGTGAGGCTGTGACCAGCCTTGACGAGTTCACCGAAACAGCGGTACTGGTTGAACGCCTGACAGCATCGGAAAAGCAGGCGGCGGTTGCGAAGACCGATTTGTCTGTAGCGAAGGCCCAACTCGAGCAGGCTCACCATCGGGTAGACGACCTTCAGGTTCGTGTCGATGTGTACGAAGCGTGTGCTGGCATGGATCCACCGAACTGGTTGGTGCCGAAACGACCCGGGCGAGGCAAGGCCATTGTTTGCTCCATGTTGTCGGACACACATTGGGACGAAGTCGTGTCCGCTGTCGAGATGGATGGCCGCGGATGCTACAACCGGACCATTGCCGAACAGCGCCTACGCCGCTTCACCGACAAGACCATCGAGTTGGCCCGCGACTACACTGCCGGCGTCAACATCGAGGGACTCGTCCTTATCCTCGGCGGCGACCTGGTTTCTGGTTTGATCCATGAGGAACTCCGCGAGTCAAACGAATGCTCTGCGCTAGAAACCGTTGTCTTTTGGGCAGGCCGTTTGGCGGCAACGGTGACGACACTCGCAGACCATTTCGGCACCGTGCATTGTCCTGCGGTGGTTGGCAACCACGGCCGCATGACCCGCAAGCCACGCATGAAGGGCCGGGTTCGCGACAACCTCGACTGGTTGCTTGTCACCACCACGGCGACACACCTTGCCGGCGACGACCGAATCACATGGCAGATCAGCGAATCTGCTGACTGCTTGTTCAGCGTCTACAATACGAGACACCTGCTTACACACGGCGACCAGGTGAAAGGCGGTGGAGGCATTGGCGGTATCTGGCCTCCGATCATGCGGCTTCGTGCCCGCAAGCAGGTCAACTGCCCCCACGACATTCTCGTCATCGGGCATTGGCACCAGCTCGTACAGGCGGCTTCGGCTGGTTTGATCGTCAACGGTTGCACGAAAGGCCCGGACGAGTTCGCGGCCATTATGAACTTTCCCGACGAGCCGCCGCAGCAAGCGTGGTGGCTGGTCACCCCGGAACACGGCGTGACCGTTCAATCACCCATCTTCGTGATGGACAAGCAAAAGGAGAAATGGGCATGACCCACTTGAAGGATCTCGGAGAACGCAGCATCGCGACAATGGCGCAGGTGTTTCTCGCCACCTGGACAGTCGGTGACATGGCGGGCGCTAAGGCTGCCGCAGTGGCTGCGGTTGCCGCCGGCCTCGCTGTCGTCAAGGGCTTCCTCGCCAAGCGGTTCGGTGACCCGAACAGTGCCTCGCTTATGAGGTAGTTGACACTGTCACACCCCTCCATTACTCTTACCTCCACATCAAGCTCTAAGGAGGTCAGAGCATATGGGTGACGAATCAACCACAGCCGGGTTGCTGTCCAGCACCGTTGGGACGTTTCTGCGTCTTCAACGTGAGGCGGAAGGTCCGAAGCCGACGGCGTGCGGGACACCGCTTCGTGGGTCACAGGCCGGTGGCTGCATACGGGTGGCCGCGTTTGAAATAGCGCGTATCCCACCGTCCAACCTGCCGGATGATGCAACGCTGATTGCGTTCCGCATCGGGAACGCCATGCATGCACTCCTCCAAGAGGCCATGCATGCCATGTGGCCGGATTTCGAATCGGAAGTGAAGGTCGATTGCCGTTCCCTCGGGTTTGACCTGTCGGGCCACGCCGACGGCGTTTGGATGCTAGGCGACGACAAGGTCGTGGACGAGTACAAGACACAGTCGTCGTTCGGGTTCGGACTTGCGAAGAAGGCCAACGCTCCGAAGATTGAGCATGTGCAACAAGCCGCCATGTACGCACTGGGCCTCGGCGCTGACCAGATCCGGCTTGTTTACCTGGCGAAGGAAGGCTCTTACCGGGATGGTGCGAAACCGGGGCAGTTGCTGGTGTGGCGGTGGCGGATGGATGGCCCAGCCGTCGAGCAGGACGAGCATGGCAACGACTTGCTTGACGAGAACGGCAACCCGTCGGTTCTGTTCGACGGTCAGACGATTGAGCAGATCGGCATGGCTGAACTGTGGCGTTTGCAGGCCGTGTGGGACGAGGTCAAGGAAGGTGTAGTGCCTGCCCGTGACGTTCCCGGGTTCGGGCTGGTGGATGCGCCGCCGCCTTATATCACTGAGAAGGCGTCGAAGGGTCAGCCTTGGAACTGTCGTTACTGTTGGCATCGGGATTTGTGTGCTGTGCATCCGACGGAGGCGATGCCGGTTGAGTTTGCGTCGGGCACTGTGCGGGCGAACTGGAAGCCGCCTGTTGATGAGGTGGAAGAGGCGGGGGTGACGTTATGACGACGAAGCCGGCGACGACCAGGGCTGAACGGCGGCTCGACCAGTGCAGTGCTTGCGGCGGCTGGGTTGGTAAGGGCTTGTGGGTCAAGTATGGGCAGAAGTGCCCCATGTGTGGTGCAGAAAGAGAGGTGTCGTCGTGAGCGACGTACTTGAACAGTTGGCGGCACCGTTCCCGAAGTCAACCGAGTCGTCGTTGAAGAAGGGCGGCACGACCCTGACGTATATCCCAGTGTCGGCAGTGATTGCCCGCACCAACGAGGTGCTGGGCTTGGACTGGTCGTACCGGGTGATTTCAACAGAGGTTGTCGACGGTTGGATCATCGCCCATGTACGCGTC